AAAAACGAATGGTTTGGTACAGACGACGCAATGACGTTTGCGGCGTTTGGATTACACAAGAAATTAGTGCAGGAAGAAGGGTTTGACCCCTCTAGTAATGATTACTATGATGCGCTAGATTCACGAATGAAAGATGCTTTCCCGCATAGATTCCCAGATGGATCTGTGGAAGTGTCGCGAAATAATCGTTCTGGTCAGTCTGTAGCGGGTGTATCCCGTGGTAAGTCTTCATCAGGACGCGGCAAAAAGGTTCGTCTCTCCCCGAGCCAAGTAACGATTGCCAAAAGATTGGGAGTGCCACTCGAAGAGTACGCGAAATACGTGAAGGAAGGACAATGACGGATAATCAACAAGATGAAATTGATGCTATCAAGAGAACTTCCCGCGCTAAATCATCACGGGCTACACAGGTAAAAAGAAAACCTTGGAGTCCACCGTCTAAACTAGACGCGCCCCCTGCGCCAGAAGGGTTTAAACATCGTTGGATACGTGCGGAAGTACGTGGATTTGAGGACAGAACGAATATTTCTTCTCGTATGCGAGAGGGCTATGAGCTTGTTCGACGCGATGAATACCCGGATTTTGAGGCACCTACTATTGAATCAGGGAAATATGAAGGCGTGTTTGGTGTTGGCGGGTTGCTTCTGGCAAGAATCCCGTTGGAAACGGTTGCAGAACGAACTGAATATTTTGAAAGAAAGAATGCAGATCAAATTGAAGCCATTGAAACGGACGTTCTTCGCGAGAATGCACACTCAACTATGGTGATTGACAAACCAGAACGTCAATCCCGTGTAACTTTTGGTGGTCCTCGTAAGTAAGCTTTTAGGAGCAAAACATGGCAAATCAAGAAACCGCTTACGGGCTTCGACCTATCGGATTGGTAGGAGCTTCTGCTAATTCAACCGGCATTACTCAGTATGAGATTGCTAGCAACAACACTAACGCTATCTTTCAATTCAGCATCGTAGTACCTACGTCTGCTGGTGTGATCGATCAAGCTGGTGCCACTGACGGTGGTACAACGGCTGCGCTAGGTGTGTTGATGGGTGTTGAATATGTAGATTCTGTATCGAAAAAGCCCATTTTCATAAACTATTGGCCCGGATCTAACAGCGTGAGCGTTGACACGAATTTTCCTGTCAAAGCACTCGTTGCAGATAATCCAATGCAAACTTTCCAAGTAGCGACCGACGCAACGATCACGTCTAGAGCAACCGCTCTGACCGCAGTCTTTGCTAACGCAAGCCTTGGTACGTCAGCACGGACCGGCAGCACGGATACCGGACGCTCAAACTCAGCGTTGGGTGTGTCTACAATCGCAACTACGGCTACACTGCCGCTGAAGATCATGGGTATCGTCGATGACGACGCCAACAGTGATTTTGCAGCAGCCGGTATTCCGTTGATTGTGCGAATTAATGCACACTACAACTCTCCGAATGCGCGTTTCGATTCACAAACCACTGCCACCACAACTGGCATTTAACGGGAGAATCTAAATGGCTATTACTCGCGCTCAATTAGCGAAAGAGCTAGAACCCGGACTAAATGCATTGTTCGGGCTGGAATATGATCGTTACGATCAGGAACATGCCGAAATATTTGACGAAGAAACTTCAGACCGCGCGTTTGAAGAAGAAGTCATGCTTTCGGGCTTTGGTACTGCCCCTGTGAAATCAGAAGGCGGCGCAATCTCATTCGATTCCGCGCAGGAAACATACACTGCACGATATTCGCACGAGACAATAGCGTTGGCTTTTTCAATCACCGAGGAAGCTATCGAAGATAACCTCTATGACAAGTTGGCTGCACGGTATACTCGTGCGCTGGCGCGTTCTATGTCACAAACCAAGCAGATCCGTGCGGCTAGCGTACTGAACAATGCGTTCAGCACTGGTAGCCCAATCGGTGACGGTTCGGCCTTGTGTGCAGCAGATCACCCGTCTATTTCGGGTAATCAGACGAACGTACTGGCCACTGCCTCCGATCTCAATGAAACGTCTCTTGAGCAGATGTTGATTGATATTGCTGGCTTTACCGATGAGCGGGGCTTAAAAATTGCTGTTCGCGGAATGAAGTTAATCATTCCAAAAGAATTGCAGTTTATTGCAGAGCGAGTTTTGAACTCAGCACTGCGTCCCGGCACTGCCGACAATGACACCAACGCACTGAAGTCTATGGGCATGCTGCCCGAAGGAGCGGTTGTAAACCACTTCCTGACGGACACAGACGCGTTCTTCGTCAAGACAGACGCACCAAACGGCTTCAAGCTGTTCCAAAGAACCCCCATCAAAACTGCGATGGAAGGTGACTTTGATACGGGTAACATGCGCTTTAAAGCTCGTGAACGTTACTCGTTTGGCGTTTCTGATTGGAGATCCGTTATCGGAACTCCCGGCGCATAAGTTTGTAAAAACTTGTGAAAAAGAAGGGGCACATTGTTGCCCCTTTCTTTTTTGTGTATATTCAAACAATCCCTGACAGGTGCATACCGCGCCTGACTCTAGCCACGACAGGAGATCACAATGGCTAATACTACTTTCAACGGACCAGTTCGGTCAGAGAACGGCTTCAAAGTTGTATCTAAGAATGCAACGACCGGTGCGTTTACCGATGTAGCGACTATTGCTTCTACCGGTATCGTCACCAACAAATTCGTGAAGCACGTTGGTTTTGCTACAGGTGTAACTGTAAACACCACCGCAGGTGACAGCCCATCTATTGGTGAGTTCACTCAGCCTGCTAACACAATCATTACTGACATCAAGATTTTTTGTGACGTTTCACCAGTTATTGGTACGGGTGACATTGGTTATGAAGTTGGTACATCTAGCTCTGGCGCACAGATTGTTGCGGCAGTGACCGATGAGATTTTGGACGGCGGCACGACTGTTGTTGCACACAACGTTACAACAACGACGTTAGTTGTTCAGACCCAAAGCGGCACCACCGCTCCTGCTTCTGTTCAATACACAGATACCGAAAGAACTATTTTCTGCAACATCACCAATACTGTTGACGCAACCACCGCTGGTTCTTTTACGTTCATTATTGAATACGTGCAGATCGCGTAATAGGAGAACGTTATGTCTGGAGCTTCTGATGTAATTGCGGTCACTATCACCGCAGACACTCTGGCGGCGGATGACGACGGTATTTCTGCGAATGCCGCTGTTGGCAACAACGCCGCACTCACTATCGGCGGAGCTTTGGCTGACGGCGGATCTGTAACTTTGAGCAATGCCCGTAAGGTCACTATTACTTCGGCTGGAGATGATGATGAAATATCTTTCACCATCGTAGGCACTGATATAAATAGTACCGCGCAGACAGAGTCTCTTACTGGCGCAAACGCAGGCGTTGCCACTAGCTCAAAGTTTTTTTTGACGATCACGTCCATTACAGCGGTCGGTGACCCGGCGGGCAACGTAAAAGCCGGTATCAGTGCGGATTCTTCAAGCATTGTGTTTTCGGGTAGATCACGTTTGAAAGGCGCTTTTCTTACTAGCACCGGAACGGCTGGGACTATTGATTTTATCAATACGTCCACCGCTGGAACGAGTCTAATGAAGATTAGTTCTGTCGCCTCTGCAACTGCAACGCGTGATGTAGTGATCCCGGAAAACGGCATCTTGTTTACGGATGGGATTTATCTGCAATACACCGTGTCTTCTTTTTTAACCCTGACAGTTTTTCATGCTTAGGTATAAGGAACTTTTGAATGGCAACAACCAAGGACGCTAAAAGACTTCCATCTGGTCGCATCAAATACCGTGGTGAGACGTTTGCTGGTTTTAACAAGCCAAAAAGAACGCCCGGTAAGACCAAAAAAAGTGCTGTTCTTGCTAAAAAAGGTAGTGAAATCAAGTTGGTTAGGTTCGGTGATCCGAAGATGTCGATCAAGAAAGATCAGCCCGGCAGACGGGCTAATTTTCGAGCTAGGCACAAGTGTGATACGGCAAAAGATAAATTTTCGGCAAGATATTGGTCTTGTAAGGCATGGTAATGACTAGAGCAAGTATGCCAAAAGGGCTTAGTTACTACCGAAAAGGTGGTGCAGCGTCCAAAAAAAGCAAAGGCAGTAAGATTTGCCCGGAAGGTAAAGCTTGGGCGAAGCGAACGTTTGATACTTATCCGTCCGCTTACGCCAATCTTGCTGCAAGTAAGTATTGCAAAGATCCCAACTACGCCAAAAAGTCTAAAGGCGGCAAAAGAAAAGGTCGCTGATGGGTGAATTAAAGAAATGGTTGAAACAAAACTGGGTCCGTATCGACAGCGAAGGCAATATTGTTGGCAAATGTGGCACGTCCCCGGATAAGAAAATGCCAGATCGCTGTTTGCCTGAGTCCAAGGCACGATCTTTGACGAAAGCAGAGAGAGCCGCGACTGCACGCAAGAAGAAAAGGGAAGGCAAAAAAGGCAAGACCGTTGTCAAAAACACCAAGCGTGCGACGGTCAAAAACATGAACGCGGGCGGTGAGGTCCGACAAGAAATTGCTAGAGGGTGCGGGGCTGTACTAGAGAACCGTAGAAAGAAAACTAAGTACCTGTGAGGTATATATGTCTGTCGTAAATCTGGGCAACGGTGCCCCAAAAAAGAAAACAGCTAAGAAAAAAGCCACTAAAAAAGCGCCTGCGATGAAAAGCAAAGGTATGGCCAACGGTGGTGCCATGATGAAGTCTAAGGGCATGAAAAATGGCGGTGCCATGATGAAGTCTAAAGGCATGAAAAATGGCGGTGCCATGAAGTCCAAGGGCATGAAAAACGGTGGTAAGGTGTCCAAAATGAAATCTAAGGGCTATCGCCAAGGTGGGAAGGTAAGCAAATAAAATATGCCATACCTTCAATCTAACATTCCGCATTTTAAGTGCTGGGTGCGAAAAGAATTTACACATAATCACGAGGGATACCATGGCGAGTTTTTACACGCCATGGCCATAGGCGTCACAACGATGCCTTGCAGATGCCTGAGTTTTCAGATGATTTTTACGGGCATAGAAGCTGATGGTGAAGAAGAGGACACCGTACACGGAGGAGCGATGTGGGCAAGAATGCCGATCACCGCTCTTGTTGCGGACATCCCGTTGGAAGAATGGCCCGCGCCGATGGCGGTACATGACGCCCAGCCTTGGGATTGTTCTTCTCACTACCATGCTGTTTATGTTTTAGATCGTGCAACGCCATGCCCTTGGATGGCAAAAATTGCTGGAGAAATGTATCCAGCGAAATACCTTTTCACAGTAGACTATACTGAAAGTGAAATTGCGGATGACCCAGCACAGCACAAACAAAGTCACGTGCTGCAACTTTTAGATGCGGGGGAGTGGACAGGTAACATCGTTGCATTACCAAACAACCGGGTACGAGTTACGCACCCAGCATGGTTTGAAACGGGTACAGGCGCTCCAGATTTTAAGCCTTCGGCGCACATACATTACTCGAAGTCTGATTTAGACTACGTGCTTGATGTGAACCGTGTATTCGATAACTTATACAATGACAACGAGTAGCAGCAAAAATTTTGAGATTGATGTAGCCGAATACATTGAAGAAGCGTTTGAGCGTTGCGGATTAGAGCTTAGGACCGGGTACGACCTGAAAACGGCCAAAAGATCCATGAATTTGTTGTTTGCCGATTGGGCTAACAGGGGCCTGAATCAGTGGACGATTGACCAAACCTCTATCACGGTTGCGTCGGGTGTTAGCGAATACCCGGCGGGCACTCTCACTTTGTCAGTCGGTGCTTCCGCTAGTTTTACGGTCGGAGAGACGATAACTGGGGGCACAAGTGCCGCCACGGCGTCAATCACTAGTAAGCCGACAACTACCTCTGTTGCCACAACGATCCCGGTCGGTACTTTTTCTAACGGAGAGACGATAACTGGGGGTACAAGCGCCGCCACTACGACTGTTTCTGCTGTTCAGGATCTATCGGACGTGC